TTTCTTTTAGTAACATAATTATAAATGTATCTATAATAATTTCTGCATACGGCATCAGCTTCGGGAGACTTCTCTACTGCTTTTAAAATATCCTCTAACGAAAAATGAGTTTCGATGAATTGTATTTCTTTATCTGTACCTCGCATTAGGGTACGAGCAATCATAAAGTACTTACTTTCTTTAAGACTTAACTTATCGAAATGGCAGTCCCAAAACACTCTTGAGTGTACATTTGCTTTGAATTCTTTATCTAAATCAGTGTTCATAGTTTAGTTTTTTCTTCACAATACAAAGATAAGATTTATTAACAAACATAGAATGTTCAATCACTATTCTTAGCGTCTTCTTTAGCTTCTTGCCAATAAGTTTCCATTTCTTGTAAGGTCATATCTTTGAGTGATTTTCCCTTCTCATTGGCTCGTTGTTCCAAGTATTGAAACCGAGTTATAAACTTACGATTAGTGCGCTCTAAGGCATCTTCAGGATTTACTTTCAAAAATCGGGCATAGTTAATAAGACTAAAAAGAACATCGCCAAACTCACTCTCAATATTTGTCTGTTTTTGCGCTTTTACTTCGGCGTGTAGCTCATCTATTTCTTCTTTTATCTTCGCAAAAACATCGTCTATATTATCCCAATCGAAGCCTACACCTGCCACTTTGTCTTGTATACGAGTAGCTTTTACTAATGCAGGCAAACTTTTAGGCACACCTCCCAGTACGCTCTTGTTACCTTCTTTGAGTTTTATTTTTTCCCAATTGCGCTTTACATCGTCTTCGTTGTCTACTTTCACATCTCCATAGATATGCGGATGCCGTTCAATGAGTTTTTCACACACACCATTTGCCACATCAGCAATATTAAAATCACCCGTTTCACTACCTATTTTGGCATAGAAAACGATATGAAGTAACAAATCACCGAGTTCCTTCTTCACTTCTTGCAGATTGCCACTGAGGATAGCATCGCCCAATTCATAAGTTTCCTCAATAGTGAGATGGCGCAACGATTGTATTGTTTGTTTCTTATCCCACGGACATTTCGCACGCAGGTCGTCCATTATATCGAGGAGTCTCCCAAAAGCCTGAAGTTGTTGCTCTCTCATATCAATCCTATAAATTTACTACGGGCGAGGAGACTTGCTCCTAATAGACCCGCCTTATCTCCTAATTTTGATACTTTTATCGAAGAGTCTTTATTCACTAAATTCAAAGAATACTTCTTGATAGCACTGCGCAAAGGCAATATCAAATAGTCGCCTGCATTGGCAAGAGTACCACCAATAATCACCAATTCAGGATTAAATAGGTTAATGAGGCCCGCCACGTGTTTACCCAACGTATTCCCCACCTCTTCAATAAGTTCTATAGCTAATATATCTTCCTGCAAAGCTACATCTATGATATCGTTGAGTGTAATTTCGTCTTCATTTTCCTTCTGTTGAGTAAGTAAAGACGATTGACCGTTATGAAGTTTTTCCAAGAATTTACGATAAAGAGCAGAGCCCGAAGCCTCTGTTTCTAAGCAACCTTTCTTACCACAGTGGCATAATATCTCGTTTTCAAAGGCAGTAATATGCCCAAACTCACCTGAAAAGCCCGATTTCCCATAATATAGCTGCCCATTAACGATGATTCCTAAGCCTAATCCCCAACCTACATTCACGTAGATGATATTTTTTTCAGCCTGTACGCGTCCTTTAATATATTCACCATAAGCCATCGCACGCGAATCGTTATCAATAGAGACATCTATACCCAATTTTTCTTCAAACATTTCAGTAAGCGGACGTTCATCGAAATAAAAGAAACTATAACTATGCCCCGTTTGAGGGTTCACACGCCCTGAAATATTAATGCCAATACTCAGTATTTTGTCCTTAGGCACCACTGTATGGCTCATAAAATCTTCAATCTCTAAGATACGTGCAATATTTTTCACATTCTTTTGCGCTCCTATATTGATTTTAGGTACATAGAAGTTGATATTTATTTTGCCTTGTTGTATATCATTATTGATACCCGTAAGATAGCCTATTACACAATCTTCCTTGTTAGAATTGTGAGGGCGTGTACCTTGCAGATACACATCGCCTTTAATGAATCTTTTTATTTCGTCTTTGAATATGTCAAAGACATCTTTTTCAATTTGTGTACCTCCTTTTTTCATTATGAATAGAGTTTTGTTAAGATGTTTTTAGCCATTAGCTCGGCAGATGAAAGCACATTAAAACCCTTAGCTTCGACGTAAGCAGCGTAATTCATTCCTGCAACCACTATAAGCACCAAATCTTTAGGATATTTGTTTTTTAGCTCCTCTATAAGTTTTTGGTTTAGTGCAGAAATGTTACTTTTAGATTTTTCTACACTATTAAGGAGTACTACATAACCTACAGAATTGCGAAGGTTGCCCGTTCTATCGGTATATGCCCCATTATCTCGTGCTTCAATGATACATCGTTCGCCAACCTCAATGAATTTATTTGTAGCTTCATTGATATACTTTTCTTTGATTTTATCAAAGGTAATGTTTAGCTTTCCTTCTATCATTATACAGTGATTTTTGTTCTACCCACTAAATCGGCGTGCTCAATGCTTTGTACTTCAAACTCTCCTAATACCTCATTTTTGTTGTTAATGAGACGCACCCTCTTAGCACTGAATACATACAAACCATAATCAAACCACACAGTAAAAGAGCTTTGTGTAAAAGTACTATCCTTAAACACTCCTCGCTGATTAAGAGTGTTTGCTACAATATGACAAGGTATAGGCTCGCTCCATTCAGATACCCCCGATTGAGGTATGCCGTCCACAAGTCCGCCTCCTACTATGGTTTGTACTTGTATTGTGCCATTATCTAATATCATAAAAATATCACTCTTGGTTTCTTAGAAAGTTCGTCTTTAAGTCCTAACCGCTTACATTCGTTACCATAGAATGCTATAATATCATCTTTGTTTGCTCGTGATATACTTGTGCCTCCTTCAGATATTGAGGTTGGGTGCAAGAGTATTTGCGGTATAAACTTAATAAAAGCAATGTACATTTGTTCCTGCTCTTCGCTTTTAGCTTCGCCTTCTAAATTTGGGACATTTAAATCTAAAAGGTCAGCCTCAGTGAGAGAAAGCCCCAAAGAGGCAAACCTTTGACGGAAATAATCCTTTTTTGTCATATTATCCCATTTTAGAAGTGTTGATGATTGCCATACGCTGAGGAGCGGTGATGTTTGGTATCCACTCACAACCATATTCCACAAAACGACCTTCTTCTGTACGTTTAGTGGTGATAAAATGACCACCCTCTAATACAGTGTAGGTTCTATCGGGAACACGGTCAACAAGCTCGTAAGGTTGATGCCACATCATCTTACCTATTTTTGTAGTTGGCAACAAGGCAATACGCTCATTGGCAAAGATGTTAGTACTTGTACCATCTTCTTTCACCACGTAGTCTTCTACAATACGAAGAGGAGGTAATCCTATACCGGTAAGTAATTGGTTCGCCATCGCTTCGGTAATGATACCCCCTGCAACGCCTATTTGTGCATTGCCTAATACCATTTTGTAGGTGTTTTTGAACTCATCAGAAGCTACAATGCGCTTGTTGAAAGTGCTACGTGTCATTTCCATAAGAGCAAATGTACCTACTTTAGCACGAGTTTCTTCGACTATCTTTTGCAAGTAGGCGATGAAATTAGGTTTTTCGGCAGTTGTAGGGTCAAACTTCATTACAGGGAGTTCCATTTTCATAAGGGTAATACCCTCTTTGTTGTCGTCTAATTTGACCTCTCCTACTCCTGTAGATATGAGTTGTCCCACAACATAGTCCATACGCTTATGAGGCGCAAGGGTACATTGACGAATATCATCTGCAAGGTAGTTGATGATTTCGGTAAGTACAGCAGGTTGTCCTGCCCCTGCTTGGTTGTACTTGTCGATGAGTTGTTGCACGATACTAAGGCGTTCATTGTCCATTTGGAAAGAGTTCCCTAAGTCGGCAACCTCACCAGTACCACTGCCAAGCGTTTTGCGCTCACGGATAGGTTTGTTAGAGTTCTTGTCAATCACTGAACCCATAACCACACCCGTAACGGTACCAAGATAGGTCTTGAACAAACGTGTTTTGGTTTCCTCAAAATCTAAATATCGTTTCCATACGATAGTGTCAAGGGTAGTTTGCATTACCCTATCAATTACCGCCTTAATGATAAGTGGGCTGTTAAAAAGTTTTTCTAATGTTAAAATCATAGTGTTTGAGTTTTAAATGAACATAAATCTTGCCCCAAGCGTTGCTTTATCTTGTTCCGATACGGGGGTGTAGAGCTTTTCTGTTTGGATTTCATACGCCTGACCGAGAGCGGTAACAGTTGCCCCTGCTTCTTTCTTTACCCTTGCATAGTTAAGGAAATTAGCGGGATTTTTGACTTCTTTACCTGCTACAGTTTTGGCTTCAAAGAGGACATCTCCTGCTTTTACCCCATCAATGGTAGCTGACAAGGTAAGAGTGTCATAATTGGCATTGGTAGTGTCGATGGCTGAAATGGTTGCGCCTTTCGTACCGTTGCCAATATGCATACCTTTTTTAACAAGGCTTCCCTTTTGGATTTTTAGGGTAGTATCGTCAATGTTTTCAGTAGCTTTTACAGCCTTTGACACTTTGGCAATACGGGTTTTAAAATCCACAGACAAAGGAGCTAATACAGGTACATAAGTACCCTCTGCTATATCATTGTCTTCAAGATTAAACCCTCCTGCCAATCGGTAGCCTGTTTTTACATTGTAGAGT